CACACGCCCGCCCCCTCGCGCTGTGGGGGGCGCGACGCCCGCCCTCCCCGCCGCCCCGTCGTGTTGTCAGGACAGGAAGTCCTCGTCGTCATCGTCCACGTCGGCAAAGTCATCTTCGGCGCGGCTGTGTCCGCCCAGCGGCGTGCCATCGGCCAGCTTCTGGATGTTGTTCAGGCCGCAGGCGATGCCACGGTTGCCGTTGGAGTTGAAGGCGTAGAAGTTGATGCTGGCGCGCCCGATGATACCACTGTACAGCTCGGAGCTGTCCAGGATCGGCTGACGGTCCGCATCCACCACGCCGGGCTTGGTGGTGCTGTTGGCGTTGATGAACCAGGCGTTGGCATAGGCCTCATCGCCCTTGCGGTCACGGTCGCCGTCGCGCAGCGGAGTCTTCAGGTCCTCCAGCGCAGGGACGGTTTTGCTGGACCCCTTCAGCTTGCTCTGGCCTTCGTCGTAGGCCGCCTGGATGGCCGCGCGGATCTTGGCCACGGTGGCGGTATCGCTCTTGGGGATGATCAGGCTGACGCTGTACTTCGGGGTACCGCCGCCCAGGGGAACCTTGGGCTCGTTGACGTTCAGATAGCTCATGACGGTGTGCTTGCCGGTGATGACCTTGCAGGGATTGGTTGCCTTACTCATTATCAGTTTCCTCCTCAAAATCGTTGATCGCTGTGTTGAACTCCGGACGCCTGTCGTCATCGGGAGCCAGCACGGGTTTGCCCTGGGGCTTGATCACAAGCCCGCTCAGCAGCTGCTCAAAACGCTTCTTGCCTAACTGCTTCTGCATCGCTGTGACGCCCAGCAGCTTCTTCTCGTACGGATCATATCCGGCATTCGATACAATCTTCGCCACAGCCACCTCATCGGTGTACTTGCGGTTGCTCCGGCCCTCGACCAGCTTGAAGCCCGGATATCGGGTGCCTTTGAGGGCCTGTTCCAGTGCGTACGTTTTCACGTCTTCAGCCCAGGAGACCAGGCTGTCGATCTGCGGCAAGATGGCCGCAATCTCCGCTTCATCCAGCAGCGGCGCTTCGGTGAACTCGTACTTGGCCAGCTCCATGCTGTACTCCGCACGCTTGCGGCAGGTAGCCTTGACCTTGCAGAACTGGCAGTGCGGTCCGGCGGTGAATTCGCCTTTACCCTCATAGGCCAGTTTCGCTGTAGGTGCCAGCACCTCGTCCGCCCAGATGATCAGCTGCTCCCTGGTCAGCTCCCAGGTGTCTACGTTGTCGCGCCTGGGCTGATAGATGGAGAGCCGGATGCGCCGGATGTCGTACAGATCGCCGAAAGTATCCAGCGCGCCGAGAGCGTAGCACTTGAGCTGACTGTTGTCCTTCGCTTCGACCAGCACGCCCAGACCGAACTTGAAGTCGATGATGTGCAGCAGGTCATCCGCGACGATTACACAGTCACCGGTACCGAAGCCGTGCTCTACCCACTTGGAGAAGTCCAGGGTCTGCTCCACGCAGACCAGCGGGCCCTTGCACAGCGCCCTGGCCGCCTCGACCTGTTCCATCACGAAGTCCCGGTAGCCCTCAGCGGCTTCCTGCATCTCCGCGTTGTACCAGGTCAGATCCTCGGTGGGATCGCGGCAGGGCTGCCCGAGCGCCTGTTCCACCAGATACTGGCACAGCTCGTGGGCGTCGGTGCCCTGCTGGGCATACGGACTGCCCTTGTCCTCTTCCTGAGCGCAGAGCTTCGCGCTGGGCGGGCACTTGAGCCACCGCTCGCTGGCCGACGCGGAGAGGTAAGCGTGTTTAGCCATTGCCGATACCCTCCGCCTCCGCCACGATGGCGGCATACTCCTTCGGGTCCGTGACGTCGGAGAGCTGCTTCAGACCGTGCGCGGTGAGAAGCGCTTTCACCTCAGCCCTGAACCCTGTCCTGGACTTCTCGGCGAGAATCGCGCGCACTTCCTCATAGGTATATGCCTTTGCAGGCTCCGGCGCGTTGTTCTCGACGGGTGTGTCCTGTGCCTGGGCCGTTTCGCCTTCCAGCGCTGCTGCGATGTCCGCAGCGTCTTGGGAGAGCTTCCTCAGCCCTTCAATGAGAACCATTTTGTCCCTGTTTGTCATGGGAATGCCTCCTTTCTGTCGTTCTCGCTTTCCTACGCCCAAAAGTCGATCAGTTTTACAGTGGCTTTCCGAAATTTTCTGACCGCCTCTCAGGCGTTCACCTTCCTACGCCCAAAAGTCCATCTGATTTACAGTGAAACCAACATAAATGCCGGATCAGCATCCCCTATAAGAGGAAGCGATCCGGCAATTTCATTTTCTACTGTAAAAACGGCTCAGTTTTGGGCGTAGGAATGCAGAACGATGAAGGAGGCTGCATTCCATGGGCAACAGAGATTCACCGATGCCGCTGGGCACAAGGTCAACGATCATTTTCAAAGGAGGAGCACGCACATGTTTGCGATTGAGGAAGGATTAAAAAAGATCAACGGCGAGACGGTGGAAACCTTCTGCCGCGAGGTGGTAGAGACCAACACCGGGCTGCTGGTAGAGGCCGGCACGACCGGATACAAGGGTGGATGCTACCGGGATACCGGCGGACGCACCTTTATCAGCCTCGTCTGCGAATGCGGCGATTTCCACTTTGGTCCCGTGAAGAACGACGATGGCCAGATCATCGGCGTGGAGATCGCCTGCTGCGGTGACGGTGGGCTGAACGCCATCATGAAGGCGTTGGAGTTCGCGCACGAAGCGATTAACGACCAGCGGTGTGAAGTGGACGACTGACGAAAAAGGCAGGCCGGGCAATTCCGGTCTGCCTTGTGGAGGTTATGTATGAAAGCGATACAGACTGAGTACAAAGGTTATCTCTTCCGCTCCCGCCTTGAGGCGCGCTGGGCGGTGTTCTTCGACGCCTGCGGCATCCGCTGGGAATATGAGCCAGAGGGATACGACCTGGGCGATGGCATCTACTATCTTCCGGATTTCCTGCTGCACGGCGTGGACGGCCGCGATGGTGGCGACCTGTATGTGGAAGTCAAGGGCAACATGACGCCAGCGGACGCTGAGAAGATCCTGCGCTTTGTAGAGCGCGGTGGTCGCGAAGGCAAATACGGAAAATACAAAAATGCCACCCTGGTGGTGGGCAACATCCCTGAAGGCGAAACCGCCGATGAAATCGACTGGTATGTTTCGGACCACGCCTATCAAGGCCCCGCGCCGTATCTCTTCAACTTTGAGACCATAGATGGAGACCATTTCGCCGCTCACCCTGGCATCAACAAGGAAGGCAAGTTCGAGCTCTTTGGGGACGACAGTTCCTATCTGTGTGACCAGGACCCGATCGCCACAGAGCGCGCATACAGGTTGGCCCGCCAGGCACGGTTTGAGCACGGCGAAAAGCCCCATATCAGGAGGAACAGGTATGCGTAAACTGTCATTCTGCTTTGGTAGCAGCCGCCAGGCTGCTACCTGGCATCCTGCGCTGATGGATGTTGGTGAGCTACTGATTAAGCTGGAGACACCGATCCGTACCACCGAGACCACCGCCCAATACCACCGCATGACAAAGGCGGAAAAGGAAGTCATCAAGGACAAGGGCGGATTTTTGGCTGGCACCCTGAAAGGCACCCGCCGCAAGAAGACCGACGTCGTCAGCCGCTCCATGGTCACCTTAGACTGCGACAAGCTGAACGTAGGCTTCTTTGATGAGTACGAGCTGATGAACGCTTTCTACTCCATCGTCTATACGACCCATTCGCATATGCCGGAAGCGCCCAGAGCCAGGATCCTGATGCCGCTGACCAGGGACGTGACGCCTGAAGAGTATAACGCCATCGCCCGGTATCTGGCGGATGAGATCGGTATGGCGATGATCGACCCATGTTCCTTCAAGATCAATCAACTGATGTACTGGGCCAACTGCCCTTCAGACGGCGAGTACATCTGCAGGGTATATGAAGGCGACTGGCTTGACCCCGACGCCTACCTGGGGGCGCATCCCAATTGGAAAGACTGTGCCAGCCTGCCCGTCGCGCCCGCTGAGCGCGAGACCATGGAACGCGACCGCAAAAAGCAGGAAGACCCGCTGGCGAAGACTGGCATCGTGGGCACCTTCTGCCGCGCCTACAGCATTCCGGAGGTCATCGACAAATACCTGTCTGACGTGTACGCGCCGACCGACAAGGAAGGCAGGTACGACTATATCCCCGGCGAAGGCTCGTCCGGTGTCGTGGTCTATGAGGACCGGTTCGTCTACAGCCATCATGCCACCGATCCGGCGGGTGGCAAGCTGCTGAACGCGTTTGACCTCGTTCGGGCGCATCTGTTTGACGATGATGACCCGAAGAAGTCCTTCAATGAAATGGCCGAATTCGCAGCGCGCGACGAACGCGTGCAGGCGTTGGGCCTGGAAGAGCGAACAGTGCGCGCTGGCGAGGATTTTGCTGAACCTGACGATGAGGACGATGACGATTGGAAGAAGAAGCTGGTCCGGCAGAAAAAATCGACCCAGTTAGAGAATTCCCTGTTCAATATCAAGCTCATCATGCAGAACGACCGATACCTCCGCCATATCGTCTTCAACCAGCTGGCGGACGGCATGGAGATCCGCGGCGAAGTGCCCTGGGAGCATCCGGCCAAATTCTGGCGTGACGCCGATGATGCCCAGCTCATCTGCTACGTGGATGACCACTACGGCACGTTTTCCGCGCGCAACTATGAGATCGCGGTGACCAAGGTGGCGGACGACAGGTCGTACCACCCGATCAGAGATTACTTTGAATCGCTGCCGCCGTGGGATGGCGTACACCGCGTGGACACGCTGCTGATCGATTACCTGGGGGCTGAGGATAACGCCTATATCCGCGCGGTGAGCCGCAAGACCCTGTGCGCTGCCTATATGCGCGTATACCATCCTGGCATCAAGTTCGACTATATGCCCGTGCTGAATGGCGCGCAGGGCATCGGCAAGTCCACCTTCATCGCCAACCTGGGCATGGAGTGGTTTTCCGACAGCCTGAACCTGTCCGACATGAACGATAAGACTGCCGCTGAAAAGCTGCAGGGGTATTGGATCATTGAGATCGGTGAGCTGGCAGGCATGAAGAAGGCGGACCTGGATAAGGTGAAGGCCTTTGTTTCCAGGGTGGATGATAAGTATCGCGCCAGCTTCGGGCGGCGCGTGACCCCGCATCCCAGGCAGTGCGTGTTTTTCGGAACCACCAACAGCGAAAATGGCTATCTGCGCGACATCACCGGCAATCGCCGGTACTGGAATGTGAAGGTGACGGGCAACTGCCGCTATAAGCCATGGGAGATGACGCCGGAAACCGTACAGCAGATCTGGGCTGAGACCGCCCTACTGGCTCAAGCCGGTGAAAAGCTGTATCTGCCGCCTAATCTGGAGGACTACGCCAAGGCTGAGCAGCGCGGGGCCATGGAGCAGGATGATCGCGAGGGCGTCGTGCTGGAATACCTCGATATGATGCTGCCCGATGGCTGGGATGAGATGGATACGCATCAGAGGCGGGACTACATCCTGGATCAGGAGGACCCTACAAGGGCGAAGGGCACGCACAGACGCAGCGAGGTCAGCAATATGGAGATCTGGTGTGAGTGCTTTGGCAAGCGCCGCGAAGAGCTAAGCGGCAGGGACAGCTATGCCATCTCTGCCATTATGGCGCACCTGGAGGGCTGGTCTAAACCTGATGCCCGCAAACGCATCCCAATCTATGGGCTGCAGCGGCTGTACAGGCGGCTTACGTGACAACTTCCCGTGACAGGCTCGGGAGGTTGTCACACCAAGTGAACCTGTCACACCCGAAAAAGCCCTATTCTACAAGGGCTTTGACGATCTGTGACGGACAAGACAAGAAAATCAATATAAGAGAAAAACAGTGAAAATAGACATATAGATATGCAGATTGCGCGTATTCGTGCGTATAGAGATTTCTTGTCTCTGTCGTCACACATGGAGGGTATATGCGAGAGAAGCAGATCGAACAGCATCTGGTCAGGGTCGTAAAGTCTCGGGGCGGCATCTGTCCCAAGCTGATATCTCCTGGATTCGATGGTATGCCGGACCGCATGGTGCTTTTGCCCGGCGGGCGCATCGGCTTCGTGGAAGTAAAGGCACCGGGGCAAAAGCCGCGCCCTCTGCAGACCAGACGGCATGGGCAGCTGACCGCCCTGGGATTCAAGGTATACGTGCTGGACAGCACAGAGCAGATACCCGACATCATCCGGGAAATTGGAGGCAATGATGGCGACGACGATCATGATGCCAGACGGCAAAGTTGAAACGGTATTTGACCTGGCGGACCTCCTCTGGCTGATCGAGGATCGAATGGGCTGGGAGACGCGAAAGCTACTGGAAGAATGGAGCCGGCCTGAGAGCGATGCCGAGGAATACATCGCCTATCTGGAAAAAGAGGTCGAGGCGCAGAAGACCCGCCGGCTGAAAGCGATGAAGGCACTGCGCAAACAGTCCGAGACCATTGCCGGGCTGATCCGCGAAAAGGAAATCGACCGCGTGAAACTGTCCCATGCCGCCGGGGCGATCAGCATGATCACATGGAGGGAGTTGAATGTATGATGAGGGCTGGAAGAACCTGGCCAACGCGATCATCCTGCAGGCGGTGAAGGATTTCAAGCCTGCTTACAAGCGGCTGCGGCGGCATCCCAATGATAAGGTGGCGCAGAATCAGGTGCGGGAACTGACGAGGTTCTTCTGTTCGGACTACTTCGCCACTTTGACGGAACTGGACGGCCCAACGCTGCTGAACCGCATTATGCGGGAGATGGACGAGAAAGGAAAACCATGAAAAGAACCGATTTGCACGAATACCAGAATTACTGCGTGGACTTCCTGAAAACCCATGCAGAGGCAATGCTGATCTTAGAGATGGGCCTGGGCAAGAGCGCCATATCCCTGACTGCCATCGCCGACCTGGTGTTTGACAGCTTTGATGTCAGCAAGACCCTGGTGATCGCCCCGCTGCGCGTCGCCAAGAGTGTATGGCCTGAGGAGCACGCGACCTGGGAACAGGCGTCCTGCCTGCAGATGTCGGTCCTGGTAGGTAGCGCGAAACAACGTGAAGCAGCCTTGGCGGCACAAGCGGACATCTACGTCATCAACAGGGAAAACGTCAAATGGCTGGTGGACTATCTGGAGAAACACCGTATTCCCTGGCCGTTTGACATGGTGGTGATCGACGAGCTGTCGTCCTTTAAAAACCACCAGTCCCAGCGATGGAAGGCGCTGAAAAAGGTGCGCCCGAAGATTCAGCGTATCGTGGGGCTGACCGGTACCCCGGCGGGAAATGGCCTGATGGATCTGTGGGCGGAGACCTGCCTCATCGACAATGGTCAGCGTCTTGGGCGATTTATCGGCAGATACCGCGAGGCGTACTTCCGGGCACAGGGCATGAACCCCTATACTGGTGTGGTGTTCAACTACGTGCCTTTGCCTGGCGCGGAGGAGGCGATCTACAGCCGAATATCTGATATCTCCGTCTCCATGAAAGCGCTGGATTACCTGGATATGCCGGACCAGGTTGCGGTCAGACATTACGTGGAGATGGACGCCCCCGAGCGCGCAGCCTACGACAATATGCGAGATGACCTGCTTGTAAAACTGGGCGATGACACCATCGACGCCGCCAATGCTGCCGTTCTGTCCGGCAAGCTCATGCAGATGGCCAACGGCGCGATCTATAACGACGCCCACGAGATCAAGAAGCTGCACGACAAAAAGCTGGAGGCGCTGGCAGACCTGATCGAGCAGGCAAACGGGCAGAACGTGCTGGTGGCGTACTGGTTCCAGCATGACCACGAGCGCATTCAGGAGTATCTGACAGACCTGGGCTATGCGCCGCGTGACCTGAAGACGGATGTGGATATCGCAGACTGGAACGCAGGCAAAATCCAGGTTGGCCTGATCTCCCCGGCCAGCGCCGGACATGGATTGAACATTCAGAAAGGCGGCCATATCCTGATCTGGTTTTCGCTGGTATGGTCCCTGGAGATGTATCAGCAGACCAACGCGCGCCTCTGGCGGCAGGGGCAAAAAGAAGTGGTGACGATCCATCACATCCTGGCGAGGAATACTGTTGACGAGGATGTCCTGAAAGCTCTGGAAAAGAAGGACACTACCCAGCAGAACCTCATCGCGGCTGTGAAGGCGCGCCTGACAATCTGAGTCAATCTCAATGGCAATCCGAGAAACATAAATTCATTTTTCGGAGGGAAGAGCCATGAGCGTAATGTGGAAGTACCTGGACAAGCGGTCCGCAGCGATCGCGGCCATCAAGGACTATGATTCGATGCAGTTCATCATCAGCAGCACGGGCGAAGAGGTACGTAACGCCTACGACTACATGTCCGGCGTCGGCGGGATGCGCTTGGACGGCATGCCGCATGCCCACAATCCGCACGCCGGTGAGGAGCGCATCATCAACGGCATCGAGGAGATCGACATTCTGAAGGAGCGGTACAGGCAGGCGGTGGAGTATATGGAATGGTTCAAGCCTGCCTGGGAGCAACTGTCCGAGGAAGAGCGGTATTGCCTGGAAGCATTTTACGGTGACGGCAACGCTTACGGCAGCAGCGCGGCGGCATCCATCGCGGAGTACTTCAGCATCGAACAGTCCTCCGCCTACAAGCGCAAGAACCGTGCGCTGGATCATCTGACGGTGCTGCTATTCGGGAAACCGTGATGTCCAAAATCGTCGAAGATGTTCCTTGTGATATGTGCTATCCTAAGATCGTGGAAAAGCGCAGGCGGGCATCACAGGTGTCCAAAATCAGCGAAGATTTCCATTACGGAACGTGATATGCTTATATCGTGAAAGAGCGGCCCCGAGGGAGCAATCCCCTGGGGCCTTTTCCATGCCCGGAGGTGACGGCGATGCCGTACAGAAAGGTCGGCGCGCTGGAAGCCTGCTGGTACATGATCCGCTACAGACTAAAGGAGGCGCTGAGAGTGCCGAGGTTGCCTGATCACCCTTGCGCCCATCCGGGGTGTCCGCGGCTGGTGCCGCGAGGCAGGAAGTACTGTGACGTACACAGCACCCTGCATCCGGAAGAAACCAGGTCCGCAGCATCACGAGGGTATGGGCGCAAATGGCAGAAGGCATCGAAGGCTTTCCTTTACAGGCACCCGCTGTGTGCTGAATGCCAGCGGAACGGACGGTATGTTGCCGCAACGGTTGTCGACCACATACAGCCCCACCGGGGCAATCCGAAGCTGTTCTGGGACGAAAGCAACTGGCAGCCGCTGTGCAAGGCCTGTCACGACAGGAAAACCGGTCGCGAGGACAGCAGACCCACGTACCGCTACTGACACAGGCCCCAGGGGCGGTCTAAATCTCTAAAAATCTTTTCTCAGGAGACCGCGCGCCCCTCTCGCGCAGAAAAGTTTCAATTCAAACGGGGTATTGACCCAAGGACGGTGATGAAGTGGCAAGAGACGGTACTAACAGAGGCGGCAGGCGTGTCCGTGCAGGGCATAAACCAGATGACCTCGTTGACAAGATTCAAAAAGGAACAGCTGCACAGGTCATGGATTTCACCGGAACTGAGTTAGAAGGTACCGATGATTACGGGGCCATTGCTGACCTGCCCGGCGCGGATATCCCTCAACCTGACAGCTATCTTTCCGCCCAGCAGCGGGACGGTGAGCCGTTGGGCGCGGACATCATCTACACTGAAACCATGCGCTGGCTGAAGGATCGCGGGTGTGACCGTCTGGTCAACCACCGGTTGGTGGAAAGCTACAGTGAAGCCTTCGCCCGGTACATTCAATGCTCCGAGGCGGTCAGTAAGTTCGGCCTGCTCGGCAAGCATCCCACCACCAACGCGCCTATCGCCAGCCCGTTTGTGCAGATGGCCCTTTCCTTCCAGAAGCAGGCCAACCTGCTCTGGTACGAGATATTTGACGTCGTGAAGCAGAACAGCACCACGGCGTATGAAGGCAGTCCCCAGGATGACGCCATGGAGAAACTATTGAGAGCGAGGAGCAAACACAGATGATTGAAAAAGTGAATCCGGCACACCCGGATAAAATCGCGGACCGCATTGCCGGCGCGCTGGTGGACTACGCCTATTCCGTCCAGTCCAATCCCCGCATCGCGGTGGAGGTGCTGGTCGGCCACCGAGTCTGCCATATCATTGCGGAGACTTCGGTACATATTCCCGCCACCTTCGTGCAGGACACCGTCACCCGCATTGCCGGCGAGGGCGTGGTCATGGACTACTGCGAAGTGGATCAGGATGCGCATCTGGCCGCCAACCAGGCGGAGGGCCTGCGCTGCGGCGACAACGGCATCTTCAAGGGCATGCCGTTGACGGAGGAACAGAAAACGCTTTCCGCCATCGCGAGACACATATTTGAGAAATATCCCTCGGATGGAAAGTACATTCTGGACAGTGACCGGCTGATCATCTGTCAGAGCAATGCAACCACGGCTGACCTTGCCGCAGAGTATCCCAATGCCGAAATCAATCCCCTGGGCGATTGGACGGGCGGCACAGAGGTAGACAGTGGAGCCACCAACCGCAAGCTGGGCAGCGACATGGCTGACAGCGTGACGGGCGGAGGCCTGCATGGCAAGGACCTGTCCAAGGCGGACGTGTCCGTCAACATTCACGCCTTCCTGAAAGCCCAGAAGACTGGTGAGCCTGTTATGCTCTGCTGCGCCATCGGCGACGATACCGTGGACAGCCTGCCGTATGAGGAGATTGTGGCGGAAGCTGCCCAGTTTATCGCGGCCATCGGCGGTTTTGAGAAGTTCGCCGAATGGGGGCTGTTCTGAGGTGATGACCATGAGCAGAATCGCAACAAACGAAATGACCCAGGTGCCAATTGAGCGTCTGATCCCTTACATCAATAATGCCCGCACCCACAGCCCGGAGCAGATCAAAAAGCTCCGGGCTTCTTTACGGGAATTTGGCTTCGTCAATCCTGTGCTCATCGATCGTGACTACAACGTCATCGCTGGGCATGGGCGCATCGCCGCCGCACGGGAGGAAGGTTTTACCGAAGTCCCCTGTGTGTACGTGGATCATCTGACCGAGGCGCAGAAGAAAGCGTACATACTGGCCGACAACCGTATGGCTATGGACGCTGGCTGGGATGATGAGATGCTGAAGGTGGAGCTGGAGTCCCTGCAGGAAATGGCGTACGACTTGTCGCTCACCGGTTTTGATGAAAAAGAGCTGGCATCATATATGGGCAGCGATGAGAAAGAAACGCAGGATGACGACTTTGACCTGACCGCTGCGCTGGAGAAGGCTGCTTTCGTGGAACCCGGCGACCTCTGGATGGTCGGCAGGCACCGTTTGCTCTGCGGGGACGCCACCAGGGCGGAGGACGTCCAGCGCCTCATGGGTGGCAAGCGCGCCAACCTCATCGTGACAGACCCGCCGTATGGGGTCTCCTTCAAAAGCTCCTCGGGCCTGACCATCCAAAACGACAGCATCAAAGATGAGGAATTCTACAGTTTTCTGCTGCTGGCGCTGAAGAATATGGCGGACGCCCCTGAAAAAGGCGGCGCGGGGGACGTGGCGCCCGCCGACACACAAGGACTGCA